TGTATGGAAAACAAAACTACCATTGTGACTTGATCCATCACCGATTGTTGCACGTATTTCACCATTCTCAATACGGAAAGTCACTGCTTTTTCTTCTGGGTGTGCTGATGTTTGATACTTTAGGCGCTGTTGTGCAGCAACAGTTGGAACAAACGTGGCTGGCCAACTAGTAACGTTGAACTTAAGCGAAGGTTCGATGTTATCAATAATATTCGATGCCATCAAACGGAATTCGTTCTTAAAGTCACCGGTGCCATTCTCAAACTTAATGCTTGTTGGTTGTTCCATGTTGTTTACTGTTTTTCGTTCAACAGTTAACTTAGCATCATCATTTTGATATTCTGGAATATTAAGAATAGTGTTTAGTAGTGGAAGATTTGGAACACCAAACAAACCTTCAAATTTAGGAATAACACCATGTAATTTTGCACGAAGTACAACAGATCGTTCTTTTTCAGTTGAACTAATCTTTGTTTCTTTATCTGTGCCATCAATACGTAATGTTTCAAAACAACCAAGCGCAACTGTGTGTTTTACGATATCAATTAAATAATCTTTCATAATTTACCTTTATTATTAATACTACAAAATATAGCTTTTATTCGTTGTAAGGTCAAATTATTAAATTGATTTGGCTTTGATTACTTTTTTAACAGTATCAATTTTTTGTTCATGTTCTTTTTGATTTGAAAAAGTTGGTTGTTGGTAAATATATCCGACACTTGGATATTTTTTAATTAAATTTTTACTGCCTTCTTTTTTAAATGTAAGCATACTAAATGTCTCTCTAGTTGAATTATATTTTTCAACACACGACATTTTACATTTTGAAAGTAAATCTTCGTACATCTTAGGCACAGAATAGGTCATAGAATGATTCTCAAATTCCCTAAATCCTCTTACAGTTTCGCAATCATTATAATTAAAAATTAAAATTCCTCCAGGCATGAGTTTACTAGCTATATGGTATAAAATACTGCTAATTAAATCCCAAGGTAGAAATGGAAATTCATTATAGACTACAGCGATACCTAAACTATTATCTGGTAAACGATTAATATCATTTAGATCATAAAATCTAATTTTTCGAACAAAATCAGCATGAAACCTTTCTTTTTGTAATGCAAAATATTCAGTATACTGTTCAACAACGTATACAGGTTCAGTGCCAGATAAAGATTTGATTAAATCAAAATTTTTACAACCAAAAATTAATCCTGCGTATTGCCAATTAATAAATCTTCTAATTTGATCAGTAAAATTTTCTAATTCAACTGGACTTGGCGGCCATTTTGATGACCATTCTAAATGTTCTTTAAACAACATTTTTTCAGAATTGTTTTTCCAAATGTTTTTACTAGTTTCTATGTATTCTTTTTCATTTTCAAATAATGCAGCTTTTAACTTTTCTTCAAGTTTTATAACTGTATTTTGATATTGTTTAATATTTTCTTGTAGATTTTTTTCTAATAACGATAATTCATGTCTATTGATAAACGGTAAATCATTAACATTTTGATTTACCGTTTTGATGTATGAATTTAAATGAGTTATAGATGATTCAAAATCTAACTTTTGAATTTTAATTAATCTATCTAAAACTTCGCTTAATTTTATTCCCATGCATATATTTAATTTAACCAAACATCTGATTAAATGAATTGTTATTGCCTACTGTGCTAGATAAGTTCCAATTTAGCACACCAAGCAAGTTTTCAACTTTGCCATCGACAATAGTTGATTCCATTGCATTGTGATCAAACGGCAATGTTAAAAACCATTCAGGTAGATGATTTTCGTCTACTGGATAAGCAACGCTAGTATAGCCAATTGGATTGTCTTTAAGCTTACAAACAATGATTTTCTGGCCGTCAGTAATCTTTTGACTGTAGTTGTCACTAAACATACGCTTAAGTGTATTCCAATTGATTGCTGCTCTTACGTGTCCAGGCATGTTAAACTTGCCATGCTTCTTTTCCATATCACCATAGTATGTAAGCTTGTTAACACGCTTGGGTGTACCTTTTTCCCACGCAGGTCGTGTAATAAATTCCTCACGGAACGTAACAATTTTAGTAAGTATTTCCTGTTCTTGTGCGCCACATAGCACATCCATTAGAATTTTACTTAAAAAGTCTTGCACTACTTTTGGAGTATCCGATCGCTTAAGATCAAGTCCCATAGCTTTAACTTTGCCCGGCTTACCATCAACATCAAGACGTTTGTTTTCCTTGTCAAAAATGAGAACTGCATACCGCTTCTTTGTGATATAAAGTCCACGGCTTGCTACAAGCTCACGACCACCTTTAATGATTGCACCAAGTTCACGCGGACAATGGAATGCTTGCTCCATAAATGCTGGAAAGCTTTGATTAACCTGTTCAGCAATGCTGTCATATAGCTGTACACAAATCTCTTTGTTCCATTCCATACGACCAGCTTCAACATCATCTTTGATAATTGGCCACGCACTAAAGTATACAGAGTCTGTATCACCGTAAATGATTGCAGCACCTATGTGGTCATACTTGCCTGTAATACATTCATTTACATAACTGTCCATGTGCTTTGCAATACTACGCCCAGTTAGTGTAGTTGACTGCCCAATACGTTTGTCAAAGAATCTACAACCAGGATTAAGAATTGCACCGTACAGAGAGTTTAGATTAATCTTCTTAACAAGCTGTCGCTTGTCCCAAAATTCAATTTTTTCTGCATCTTTTGATTCAATTGCTTCTTTGAGTTTAGCCTGCATTATTTTACGTTCTGCGTACCAACGTTCAAGTAGACCTGGAACAACACCTTTGCGTTCGTAACTAAAAATTGTTCCGTTAGCACTTAATATCCAAGGTTGATCACTTTTAAAAATCATATTATAGACTTCGTGACCGGTAAGCACATCTTCAGTGCCATCTGCCCAATCAACAGTAATCTCTACCCCGCGCTTTTGCTCCATTACCGAAGTATATTCGAGACTACCAAACAGTCCTTCCCATGCTTCTGCAAAACTACATTTTTCTTTTTCAATCTTATTGTTAATATATTGATCGGTCATGATTGGGCGCAATTGTCCAACAATGCTTTCAGGGGCCATGTTAAGCGCACGAATAGCACTAGGATACAGTGAGTTAATGTCGATTGCACCAATCCATTCATGCAATCCTACTTTTGGATATGCAACGTATGCGCCTGCTGCTTGTGTGTCACCGTCGTGTCTCTTACGATCTGGTACAACTAATCCAAGACTATGTGCTTCGTTAATGATAGCTTGCTCAGTAAGTGCAACTGCACCCATAGTTGTTTGGATCAGCACAGTGTTTTCATGTGCTAGAACGTTAGACAAGTCCATGAACTTTAGCTTTGAATCAAGTTTACCAAGTAATGCAACGTCTTGTCTGTTATACGCAATGAACTTTTCAAAGTCCTTGTTGTATAAAGCATCTAAACTGCCTTCGTAAATTACCTTGCGTTCGCCAAGTTCGTAATCGCCAATAGCATCCAAACTATAGCTATGCCGTTCTTCATATGTGTATTTGCGATACAAGTTCATATAGTCAACGTGAATACGACCGACTAGATCAAATGTTTGACGTAACGCACCAAATTTTTCATACTCACGACCTTTTGGCATTTGCTGCCACAAACAAAAACGTCTAGTATCATCTTTGCTTAAGATTCTTGCAGTACGGTTAATGCAATATGGAATATCGTAACCTTCGCTGTTCCAACCACTAAGCACATCTGCATCCTCAATTAAATCGAGGAACGTTTTCATCATGTCTGTTTCTTCTTCAAACATGAATGTGTTATCGAATTTAGCGCCAATCTCATTTGCACTTTCTATGCTCATAGCTTTTGGAGGAAGCGCAAGTGTGACAAGTTTATCTAGCCACTGCAAATATACTGTGATTGCTGTAATCTTTGTAAACGGATCTTCGGGTGTACTAAACCCTTTCTCAGGATCAAAATCTGTTTCGATGTCAAAAAATGCTACGTGTAGCTTTGGAACATCCTTGCCCATATAATTTTCTGCAAGACAACGGAACACAGGATTAATATCACTTTCCCATGTTGTCTTGCCTTTACGCATTGCGAGCTCTTTACGAAACTCTTTATTGTTGCGTGTACTAAACCTGCTTACAGGTGTGTCATAAATTGTTTTGAATTTGCCCTTAGCATCATCATAATAAAAGATATACTGGGCGGGATAATCTGTGTAACGGCGTTCCCCGTTAACTCGTTCTACAATGTGAATACGATCACGTTCTCTATCAAATAGAGCATCTACATAACTCATAAAACTCTCCTAGTCACTTACGGCTGACCTACCTCTACATGTACTTTTAAGTACGTTTTATTAACTTAACTGATTAATTATTTCCAAGTCAATATGCCCATTGTTATTTGCATATTTTTTTAAAATATTTTGATTGTGTTCTAAAATTGGTATTATTGATTGATACCACTCATCTAAATTTGTTCTTAAAAACCATGTATCAATAATATCGAACGTCATATTAAGTTTTTCAACTGAGTGTTTTGTATCATAAGAAAATGGAAGATTAAAATTTAAATTAAAACCTAATTTTTCCATATTTTTTTCAAAGTTGGGAGGACCAATAATAATAAAAGGTTTTCCATAAAATATAGGCCTTAGAGTTTTTTCTGTTATAAAAAACCCAGTTTGATATAATGTTTCAAAAACAATTTCAAAAATAATATTTTGGTAAACAGGTTCTAAACTAAAAATATTTTGAGGTGGAACAATAGGAATGCTTACTTTTTCGTCTATATCACTGCACGGTGTTGTATTTTCAAAATATTGATAGTTGCCACCTTTTCCAACAATTTTTTTCATACCAATTGGCCAAGGGTCACCAAATAGATTATTGTGAAAAGTGTAAATTAGTTTATCCCGCCATCCTATATGTTGTAATTTTTGATGAAAACTTAATCTAAGATAATCAGCTCTTCCTAAAAAAACTCCTATTTTGTTATCTTTTGGCTTTTTAATTTTACTTGGATTGCTAAAATAACGACAATCAAATATCTCATTTTTTATTATAATATTATACTCGGTGTGTTCTTCTAATAAATTCCAAGTTTCAATATAAATTTTATTTTTAGGAAATTTAAAATAATCACATGTTTTATCTAAAAATTGATAAAGACCATTTACTGTAAAACTAAATCCTTCCCCTGTTGATGTTATTATAAAAGGTTTTTGATTTTGAAAATATGGAAGCAATAAAAGTAATAAATTAGTTTCATCTATTAAATTTTCACTTTCTATATGACTTTGTATGTTTACTTTTTCCATGTTATAGATATTTAATGGCAGTTTTTGAAACTGCCATTAAAAGTTAAATTATTTTATTCTGTTTTTCCAACAGCAGCAAGCACATCTTCAAGCATACTGAAGTCTTCAGCATGACGTTGATACTCGCCTTTATGTGCAATCGCAATTGCTTTCTTTAGAATGCCTGGCTTAATCTGAAGTTCTTCAGCTACTGCCTTAACAGTATCACTTAAACTACCATTGAGATCTTCAACTTCTTGTAGAATAGTTGATCCTTCACGAATAATTTGTGTAAGTTTTGCTTTT